TCAATTAAAGCCATTATTTCTGCTACTTTTGGATTATTGTCAGTTCCATCACTGCCTCTAAAATCTATTACTCCTACCTGATCGTTGTCTTGAAGTACTGTATAAGATCCAACAGTTGCTCCTCTACTTTTAGAAAGAAGTAATGTCGCTGGACTTGTATTATTTGAAAATCTTGATGAAGAAATACCTGAACCACCACCATCTGTACCAGCAACACTTAATGCCATACTAAAAAGTGAACTGGTATGACCAACTAATAAATGTTGTGAACTATCAACTCTAAGTGCTTCATTGCCACCAGTTTCAACAGAAACAGTATCAGCAGCAGGGAATCTTACCGCAGTATTTGTATCGCCAGCATGAATTATTTTATCCGCAATAGTTAAATCACTTGTAGATGTTATAGCTCCTGTTACAGCTAACGTACCAACAACACTTACTCCAGTATCAGCAGTTAATCTTGTTGTACCTCCAGCAGCCAAACTGACAGTATTAGTTCCACCAAATATTCCACTATCACTATCTCCAAAATTTATAGCAGGTGCAGAGTTAC